TCCTCAGCCCCAAGGTGGAGCTAGGAAAGATTCTTTCTGTGCAAGAATGTCTGGGGTAGTCGAGCACGCTAAAGGGGATGCACCAAGAGCTAAAGCATCTCTAAAGCGTTGGCACTGTTCAGGTTGGTAAAGGAACATTATGGCGTACTCAGGTACAACAGGTCAGACGGTTGTCAGCGTACAGACGGTCATAGACCACGCTGTGCGTCGGTGTGGCAAATTAGCTGAGGAGATTACTTCTGAGCAACAGATAAGTGCAAGAGAAAACTTGTATTTCCTTTTGTCTAACATGATGAATAGGGGTATACAGTACTTTGCAATTACCAAGTTGGTCATTGGACTTAATGCTAATCAGTACCAATACAACTTGCCTGTTGGGGCAAATGATGCCCTGAATGTCAACTACAGAACCATGGCAAGGCCAGATGGTAATTACACGACAAGTGCAGGCGGTACAGTTGCTAACATCTATGATGGCAATGTAGATACATACGCACAACAATCTTCAACAAATGGTAACTTCACGGTAGTTTATGGAACTAATAATCCACAGTATATTGGTTCTATTGGTTTTATGCCTTATGTTTCTGGTGGTGGTAGTGCAACTTGGAACTACACGCTACAGAGTTCGCCTGATGGAGCAACATGGACTACGCTATACACTGGTACAAATGTCACTGTGACTGATAAACAGTGGATTTGGCAGGATGTAGACCCCGGCGCCAATGTTGCTTACTACCGTATGCAAGCCACAAGTGGCACAACTTTAGCCCTTCGTGAGCTTTATTTTGGCAATAACAGTCGTGAAATCACGATGTCTAGGCTTAACAGGGACGATTATGTCAACCTGCCTAACAAAAACTTCACTGCTAACCAACCTTTTCAGTTTTATTTTGAGAGAAACATTCCAAATGCCACAATTGCTCTTTGGCCTGTTCCAAATAGTTATTTTGTGCAGATGACTGTATGGTATTCAGCCTACATTCAAGATGTTGGATCACTTTCAGGTCAGTTAGCTATTCCTCAAAGATGGTATGAGGCAGTTATTTTTATGTTAGCTCACAGAATGAGCTTGGAATTGCCCACAGTTGACCCTACACGCATCGGTTACCTAGAGAAAATGGCTGATAAATTCCTCTACGATGTCGAGCAAGAGGAAAGAGACAAAAGTCCTGAGTACTTTGCGCCCAATATCAGTGTATATACGAGGTAAGCATGGGAATCTTCTTAGACACCCTTGGCAACTCGACTTTATCTATTGCAATTTGCGATAGGTGCAAGATGAAGCGTGCCCATTCGGTGATGAGAAACGATCCCAACTTCCCCGGCCTCCGAGTCTGTGACGAAGGTTGCGCTGATAACTTAGACCCCTATAGGTTAGCCGCACGTCCTACCGAGCGCATCAATATCAGATTTCCTCGTCCAGATGATAGCGTGGCAGTTGTTCCAGATGCTATAGTAACTACAGGGACAACCCAGTCTGACTTGTCGCCCGAACAGAATATACAAATCCCTGAAAACAATGGTAACTTGGACACTTTGAGTCCATCAGCAGGACAATGACATGGCAAATATACAGATAACGCAATTACCAAATGCAGGTGCTTTAACAGGCACAGAAGCGGTTCCTATCGTACAGAATGGGGTAACCGTACAGACGACGACAGGAGCCATCCAAGCCACTTCTAACCTGTCTACATACCCTTTCTTGATGACTCAGGCCACAGGCGCTTTGGGTTCATCTAGATATATCACAACTGGTTCAGGATTGACCACTGTAGATGGTGGTGCAGGCTCTACCTTTGCAGTAAATCTCACTGGTGCGCCTTTGTCATTGGTGACTTCACCGACAGGCATTCAAGTTAAGACTGGCGTTAATACATTAACTAGCAGAACGATTGCTATTTCTGGTTCTGGTTTGGCTATTGCTAATGCTGATGGTATTGCAGGAAATCCTACAATCAGTCTTGCAGGCATCATGGCTAACTTTGCCTCTGTCTCAGGAACAGGGCTGTTGACAGTTAATGGTACGGTAGTCAATCAAACGACAATTACAGGTACTGCAAACTCTATTACTGTGACCAACGGTAACGCCCTAGGTGGTGCGCCTACTATTGCCATAGCTGACAATCCAATATTGACTGGAACTGGTGGTGTTCAACTTCCATCAGGAACTAGCGCTCAAAGATTAAATGTTAATGGTGTTCTAAGATACAACACAACTTCAGCTAGATTTGAAGGCTATGAGGGTGGTACATGGACTAACTTAGGTACTGGAGACGGTACAGTTACCACAGTTTCTGGAACTAACAATCAGATTACGGTTGTCAATGGTACAACTACGCCAGTTGTATCAATTACAGATAATCCGAATTTACCCGGCACTGGTGGGGTAGTCCTTCCACAAGGTGGCACAAGCGCAAGATATTCAGTCAATGGTACTTTGCGTTACAACACTGATACTCTGCTTTTGGAGGCTTATACAAACAATGCATGGGGTATTATCACTACCTCTGCAACTGTTGGCGTGACATCTATTACAACAGGAACAGGATTAACTGGTGGCCCAATTACATCTTCAGGCACCATTTCTATTCAAAATACGACTGTAACTGCAGGTAGTTATGGTTCTGCTACCCAAGTTGGAACCTTTACTGTCAATGCACAAGGCCAGTTGACTGCATCATCTAATGTCACTGTCACACCTGCTTGGACATCTATTACTTCTACGCCCACGACAATTTCTGGTTATGGAATTACTGATGGCGTTACCCTTACTGGTTCACAGACTTTAACCAACAAAGTCATCAGTGGCTCATCAAATACGCTGTCTAACATAGGCAATAGCTCATTAACAAATAGCACTGTTACTATAGGTTCGACTAATATAGCGTTGGGTGGAACAAGCCTTACTTTGGGTGGATTGACATCGGTCGCAGTGACTCAAAATCCAGTTTCTGCTTTACAACTGGCTACTAAACAATATGTAGATGATGTAGCTACTGGGGTTAACTTTCATCAGGCTTGTTATTACGCCACTACAGCCGATCTAGGTTCTGTCACTTATAACAATGGAACTTCTGGTGTAGGCGCCACATTGACTAATGCAGGCACGCAAGCCACCTTGGTCATTGATGGTCATACATTTACTTCAGGTGACGCAACTAACGCAGTTCGCATTTTGGTTAAAAATGAAAGCAATGGCGCATACAACGGTGTCTATACTTTAACCAATCAAGGCTCTGTATCGACTAATTGGGTTTTGACAAGAGCTACAGACTACGATTCTTCGGGAAGTGGATACAACGAGGTTGACGCAGGCGATTTGATGCTAGTTCTTTATGGAACTGCAAATGCCAATACATCTTGGATACAGACAACACCCCTACCAATCACCATAGGAACAACAGCCCTTGTATTTGTACAGTTTGCGGCTCCTAATACATATGCGGCAGGCACAGGCTTAACACTTACAACTAATGTATTCAGTATTACTAACACTACAGTAAGTGCAGGAGCATACGGTTCTGCCTCTTCTGTGGGTACATTCACGGTTAATGCTCAGGGTCAATTGACTTTAGCAGGTAATACAGCTATAGCCATTTCAGGCTCTCAGGTTACGAGTGGAACCGTTGCCATAGCTAACGGTGGAACAGGGCAAACAACAGCCTCTAGCGCCTTTAATGCTTTGTCTCCAATTACCACAACTGGTGACTTGATCATAGGAAATGGTACAAATTCAGCCACAAGATTGGCAATCGGAACAAATGGATATGTTTTAACCTCCAATGGTACGACTGCTTCTTGGCAAGCTTCTTCAGGTGGCGTGACAACATTTAGCGCAGGAACTACAGGGTTTACACCTAGTTCAGCTTCATCAGGCGCAATTACCTTGGCAGGAACTTTAAATGTTGCTAATGGTGGTACAGGTGTAGTTACGCTCACAGGGTTGGCTTATGGAAATGGAACTTCAGCATTTACTGCGGCGACTGGTTCTCAGATAGCCACAGCGATTGGCGCTACATTTGTCACTAATGCGACTAACGCCACGAATGCTACGACGGCTACCAACGCTACC